GTCTGCCGTAGGGAAATATCTCTGGCAACGAAGCGGGCAGTGAGACACCCGGGGTAAGTGCGGTCTTGGACTCTGTCTAGGGGAGGTTCCTTTGGAGCCAATCCGCGAGGGAGCCGAGCTGGTGCCGCCTAACGAACCAACGGCCATGTCTAGCTGTGAGCCTGCCAAGCGGCGGATGTACTGGCACCACGTGCCCCAAGTTGATGGGGTCTGGGCGCCCGCCGTGCATGCCAACTGCGTTCATAACGAGTTGGCGGGACTTACCTGGCGTACTCTTGGTGAGACGCCGGATGACCCGGGGTCGCCCGAACTCGGTGCGGAGTTTCGGGCGTTCAGGAAGTTGGTACGACGTGCTAACATCCACCGGGTAAGTTATTTTGATGTGATCAAGAGGTACTCTGGGGCAATGAGGGAGAAGTACACCAGAGCCTGGGAATCACTTATCTTGGACCCGGAACTCACGAAAGCTGACTATCGTTTGTCATCCTTTGTGAAGGGCGAGAAAGTTAACCCGCTCAAGCGAGCACCGACCAAGCCAAGGATGATTATGGCTAGGTCGGCTAGGTATAATCTGGAGTTGGCAAGGTACTTGCATCCCGTGGAGGCGTTTCTCTGGAGGGTTTTGGTCAACCAGTGCTCTGGCATGCCTAAGTTAAGGCAGGTGGGCAAGGGCCTGGGACCCATCGCGAGAGCCGAGCTAATTCGGCGAAAGAGGGAGGCTATCGGTGAAGGAGCAGTGGTATTCGAGGTGGACGGCAAGCGGTTCGAGGCTCACGTGACAAAGCGTGACCTACGCCGTGAGCACGGGGTTTACCTGGCAGCGCATAGTGACGACAAGAAGTTACGGTCACTCCTGAGGCACCAACTGGAGCTGAGGGGGGGGACTCTATGTGGCACCAGGTTCTACCGGGAGGGGTGTCGAGCTAGCGGTGATTACAACACTGGTCTTGGTAATTCCTTGATCATGCTAGCTGTCTGTCGGGCCGTGATGAAAATCTACCAGCAATCTAGGCCTTGCAGATACGACCTACTCGTGGACGGTGATAACTGTCTCTTCTTTGTGGAAGGGAAGGAAGCTAATCTGGTTCGTTCCCAGTTTAGCACCCTGGTTTCCAGGGTATCGTCCCAGGAGATGGAAGTCGAGAAGCCTGAGACCACCTTTGAGCGCTGTGTCTTTGGACAAAGTCAACCTGTGTTCAACGGAAAACACTATGTCATGGTACGTGATTTCCACAAGCAGTTGAGCTGTGCTTTTAGTGGCTATAAGCACTACGCTGATCGGCGACATGGCCTTAGGGTCTTGAAGGCGATCGCACAGGGGGAGTTGTATTTGGCCATAGGATTGCCTGTGCTGCAAGACTATTACAAGCGGGCCGTAGAACTCCTGACGGACGTCCCGGACTACCGAGACCCCACACCCTACTTGGAAGGCCATGTTCTTGAGGCCGTCAAGCTTGCGGGTCATTGGGATATCATCCAGCGGGTGAGAACAGTGCGCGTGTCGGAGGCGGCTAGGG